TAAATACTATAGCATCTGGCTCTCATCAACATGTTCAAGGGGTATATAACACCCATGGAGATGCTACTTCATTAATGATTGTAGGTAATGGTACTAGTATTAATACTCGTAGAGATGCATTTAAAGTAAGAATGTCAGGCTCTATTGTTTTACCTACAACACAATCATCTGCTCCTTCTTGGACAGGAACTGATGGAGAAATTGTTCCTGCAACAATAGGAGGTCAATATTTTCTTTATATGTGGATGAATGGAGCCTGGAGGTCAGGTTCATTTGTCTAATATATTTATAACAAAATAGATTAATGAGATTATTTTCCCCAGTCATAACCGGTTCCTTAAACGTCACGGGTTCAGCAGCTATAACTGGATCTTTGTTTGTTCAAAGTAGTAATAATGATATTTTTCTCATTAAAAATGCAAATAATACTACTGTTTTAGCAGTATCTCAAAGTGGAGTTGTTGTATTTTCTACTCAATCCCAAGTTTTAACCGGTCCCGCACCAAATGGAGGTATTTATTTTACATCTGCTTCGTTTTTTGTTGGCCTTGATTAGAAACAACATATTTATAATAAAATAAGAAAACAACATGGCAACTTGGAAAAAAGTCATCGTCTCGGGCAGTAATGCTAACTTAACATCATTACAAGTAGACAACTTAACTTCCGGTCAAGTAGTAATTGGTGGTGGTACAGGTAACTTATCCACAACAGCAATTAATGGTACTGGAAATATTTTAGCAACTACTGGAGCAACTGGAGTATCTATTTCAGGTTCATTTAGTGGTTCATTCTTTGGTAACGGTTCAGGTTTAACTGGTGTTACTGCAGCATTTCCAACTACTCAAAAGACAGATTTAGCAAATACCGATCAATTTTATATCAATGACGGTGCTAACAAATATGTTACTTATGGTGATCTATTAACTGACTTAGCAGGTACTAATTTAGCAGTTGAAGGTTCAGATAGTTTAACATTAGCTACTACTATTACAGGTATTACTTCAATTTCCTCAACTTCATTTACAGGTTCGTTATTAGGAAATGTTAATGGTACTGCAAGTTGGGCAGTAAATGCACAAAATGTTTCTAGTATTGCTAATAATATTACCAACAATACAAACAATTACGTATTAACTGCAACTGGTACTGGTGCTATTAATGGTGAATCTAATTTACAATTTGACGGTACTACATTAACAGTAACAGGTAATGAAACTATTACAGGTAACTTAATTGTACAAGGTACTGCTTCATTCCAAAATACAACTAATTTAGAGGTTGCTGATAGATTTATTTTATTAGCCTCTGGCTCCAATTCAGCTGGTGATGGTGGTTTAGTAATTCAACAAACTACACAAGATGTAGGTGAATTATTTGGTTATGAAAACTCAATTAATCGTTGGGGTTTCACATCTAGTTTTACAGCCAATGGATCAACATTTAACGCAGCTGCATATGTAACTACAACAGAAGTTGCAGCATCTGCTCCATCAGCAGCTCCACTTTATGGTGGTGCTTCAAACGGTTACGGTAACATTCATGTTAATACACTTACAGGAGATATTTATATTTATTCTTAACATACTTAAAAAACTAGTTATGTCTTTCACTGCCAGTCACGTTGTTGGTGACACTAAAAACACTCAACCTCTATCTTCTAACCAATTATCGGCTAAGGAGATAGAGGTTTTGCTTTCTATGGTTAAACGTACAACTTTCATTGGAGAAGATATTGAGCCTTTGTATCATTTAGTTGTAAAACTACAAAATCAATACACAGAACAAACCAAATAGATAAGTTATGAATATATTTGCCGTTGACTTTTCCCATGCGGAATTGAATTTTCTTAGACAAGCACTTGAAACAGTTCCAATTCAAGGACGTGACGCTAAATTTTGTGCTTCCATTCAGCTAAAACTAGAACATGAACTAGAAGAAATTACAAGAATGCTTAAAGCTGAAGAAGAATCAAAAATGTTGGGTCTTCAACAAATAGTCCAACACGAAGAGGAAAAAACATCCACTAGGAAAAAGTAATAATATATTTATTACCGTATTATAGGCCCATAAGGGAAGTGGGCACCGCATATTCGGTGTAACCAACCGTAATAAATTTATTAAATGAGTAATAGTGAAAACTTTTACGTTTACTGTCATGTTAAAAAAACAGATGGTAAATGTTTTTATGTAGGGAAAGGAACAGGCAATCGCTTTCAAACAACATATTCCCGCAACAGGTATTGGAAAGATATAGTAGATCAACATGGATTTGAACCTATTATATTAATTAATAATATATCTGAATCAAATGCTTTTAAATTTGAATCTATTATATGCGAAAAGATAGGATATAATAATCTTGTAAATATACGAAAAGAAGAAGGTTGGGGAGGACACCGTCATCAACCTGAAACCCTGAAAAAACTATCTAAACCAGTTTTACAATATACAAAAGAAGGTATTTTAGTAAAAACTTGGGATAGTGCTACTCTAGCAGCTAAATCGCTTAATAAATCTCATAGTGCTGCAATTACAGAATGTTGCAGAGGATTAAGACCATATATATACGGGTTTATTTGGAGACATATTGATAATCCTATAGAAGAACCCCAAAAAATAATTAATAGAAAAGAAAAATCAGAAAAAATACCACCATATTATCATCCAATAGAACAATATGATAAAAATGGTAATTTTATAAAATTATGGAACAATGCTAGAGAAATATCTCGTTCATTAAAAATAAAATCTGGTTCTATATCACAGTGCTTAAACGGTAAACATAAATCCGCTGGAGGATTTATTTGGAAAAAATCATTAAATAAGAAAGGAGTGCATTTTGCCTAATTGGAAGAAAGTAATTGTATCGGGCTCTGATGCCTCTCTGAATTCAATAACTACCCCCGCAGGTACAATCAATAATATTACGGCATCTTATGCGATGACCGCATCCCATGCTTTAAACGGTGGTGTAACACAATTATTAGCAGGACCTAATATAACTCTTTCCCCAACAACAGGTAAAGGACAAGTAACTATTTCTTCTACCGGAGGTGGAGGACCCTTCTTTAATACAGCAACAGGATCTTATGGATCCTTTTATGATACAACAACTCAAACCAACCTAGTAGCTAATATTCCACGTTCAATGTCTTTTAATACAACAGACATTACAAATGGAGTTTCTATTTCAGGATCAACAAGCCCATTTAACACATATATTAAAACAGAAAATCCTGGTGTATACAATATCCAATTTTCTGCTCAAGTAGATAAAACAGACGGTGGTACTGATGATATTGTTATTTGGTTGAGAAAAAATGGAATTGATTTAATTGATACAGCAACTACATTAACATTACCAACAAATAACTCAAAAGTAGTAGCAGCTTGGAACTGGTTTGTAAACTCAGCGGCTAATGATTACTACCAAATTATATGGCTCTCAGCAGATACTGATCTAAGATTACTAGCCGAACCTATTTCAGGTACCCACCCAGGCATCCCTTCAGTAATATTAACTGCAAATAGAGTAGATCAATTTTTATCCAATACAGGATCATTTAGTGGTTCATTTACAGGAACATTTACAGGTTCATTACAAGGTACTGCAAGTTGGGCAACAAATGCTTTAACAGCATCAAACATTTCTCCTGCCATAGCAAATGATGCAGATACTAGAATTCTAACTGCTAATGGAAACGGGACATTAAATGGTGAAGCCAACATGACATTTGATGGTACTACATTAGCAGTTAATCAAAAATTAACAGTAGGAACATCCCACACCAACTCAGGAACATTATCCTCGATTGCCGGTGGTACTGGAAATATAGCATCAGGAAACTGTTCATTTATCGGTGGTGGTACTTTAAATACGGGATCTGCAGATTTTTCAACAGTTGGAGGTGGAAAAGCTAACACAGCATCTGGTTATAATTCAACAATAAGCGGAGGTATAAACAACACAGCTTCTAATTATTTTTCAACAGTAGGTGGTGGAAAATGTAACACAGCATCTTGTAATAATTCAACAGTAGGTGGTGGTAATTCAAATACTGCATCAGGTTATTATTCAACAGTAAGCGGAGGTACAAACAACATAGCATCTGGTTATAAATCAACAGTAAGCGGAGGTACAAACAACACAGCATCTAGTTTTAATTCAACAGTAAGCGGAGGTACATACAACACAGCATCTAATTTTTATGCAACAGTAGGTGGTGGATTTGGCAACATAGCATCTGGTTATAAATCAACAATAAGCGGAGGTACAAACAACACAGCATCTGGTTATGTTTCAACAGTAAGCGGAGGTACATACAACACAGCATCTAGTTATTTTTCAACAATAAGCGGAGGTTCAACCAACACAGCATCTAGTTCTTGGTCAACAGTAGGTGGTGGATCTGGCAACACAGCATCTGGTTATTGGTCAACAGTAGGTGGTGGATCTGGCAACACAGCATCTGGTTATTGTTCAACAGTTAGTGGCGGATATTGCAATACAGCATCTGGTTATTGTTCAACAGTTAGTGGTGGATATAATAATACAGCATCCGGACCTCGGTCAACAGTTGGAGGTGGAAAAGCTAACACAGCATCTGGTTATAATTCAACAATAAGCGGAGGTACAAACAACACAGCTCAAGCATTTGCAGGGTTCATAGGTGGTGGTAACTGCAATAATGTTTGTAATGTAACAAGTGGATGCCTTGCTTATGGGGCAGTAGTTGCGGGTGGTGTAGGTAATAATACTGATGGAGGTACATGGAATTTATCACTTGGTTTATTTCTTTTTCCACCAACTATTTGCAACGCAGGTCAGTATTCATTTATAGGTGGTGGTTTTCAGAATAAAGCATCAGGAAATTATTCAACAGTTAGTGGTGGATATAATAATACAGCATCTGGTTATAAATCAACAGTAGGTGGTGGTAATTATAATACAGCATCTAATTATTATTCAGTTGTTGGTGGTGGATCTGGCAACACAGCATCTGGTAATCGTTCAACAGTAGGTGGTGGTAATTCAAACACAGCTTCTAATTTATATGCAACGGTTAGTGGTGGATATTGCAACACAGCATCTGGTTATTATTCAACAATTGGTGGTGGTGGATGTAATACAGCTTTAGTAAATTATTCAATAGTAGGTGGTGGTCGTTTAAACATAGCATCTGGTTATAATTCAACAGTAGGTGGTGGTATTGCTAATACAGCATCTTGTTATTGGTCAACAGTTAGTGGTGGTCATTCAAACACAGCTTCTAATTGTTTTTCAACAGTTAGTGGTGGATATTGCAACACAGCATCTGGTACTCGTTCAACAGTAGGTGGTGGAAGAACTAATACAGCATCAGGAACATATTCAGGTATTTTAGGTGGGTGCGGAAATACTGCATCATGTGCTTGTTCATTTATAGTAGGTACACAGATTACAACAGATAGAGTTTGCACAACATTTGTAAATAATCTTTCTATTAAAAATGTCCCAACATCTGCAGCTGGTTTGCCTGCTGGTTCTGTTTGGTCTAATGGTGGAGTTTTAAATATTGTCTAAAACAATTTGGATATTTAAAAAATAGTTCTTATATTGTAGTTATATTAAATTTGTTATGGAAAAAAAATATTCAATTTTTCACATTGAAGGTGGTTTAGGAAAACATATTGCTGCAACTGCTGTTGCACGTTGTATTAAGAAAAATCATCCCGATCGTGAACTTATCATAGTTTGTGCTTACCCACAACCCTTTTTAAATTTAGATTTTGTGTCTCGTGTATATAGAATAGGTGTCACACCATATTTCTATAAAGATTATATTGATCAAAAAGATACACTTATATTCAAACACGAACCATATTTCACAACAGAACATATTCATAAAACACTTCCACTAATTGAAAATTGGTGCAAGTTATATAATTTAGAATATAATGGTGAACAACCTGAACTATCATTCAATGATAGAGAGTTACAAAAATATAGTAGAACATGGCAATCTCAAAAACCTATATTTGTGATTCAATCAAATGGAGGACTACTTAATTCCGAAAGTGGTTTACCTTATAGATGGACTAGAGATATTCCATTTGACATTACTCAACAAATTGTAGACAAATACCAAGACCAATACACAATATATCAAATTACAAGACCTGGATCCCCAGTTGCTAATGGTGCTATTGAAGTTACAAATGAAATGACTTCAATGGAATTGCTTTCTGTATTGTTGTATTCTGAAAAACGTTTATTGATTGATTCATCTTTGCAACATGCCGCAGCTGCTTTAAATTTACCTTCAACTGTATTGTGGGTTGGAACATCTCCAAAAGTATTTGGATATGATCTACACGATAATATTGTTGCTGAAATTCCTGAAGATCAAAAACTTCCGGATAGTTATTTCTTTGACTATGATTTTGAAGGTCAATTACATGACTATCCATTTAAAGGAGATTTATTTGACATAGATACAATTACAAAATCACTAACAAGACAAAGTTTATAATGCAAAAGTTATTTTTTCAATCATCCTTGCCTAGAGCAGGATCAACCCTATTACAAAATGTTTTAGGACAGAACCCCGATTTTTATGTTACACCAACCTCTGGTGTTCTAGAACTCGTTTATGCTGCCCGTAACAACTATTCAACATCAGCTGAATTCAAAGCACAAGATTCTGATTTGATGCGAGAAGGATTTAAACAATTCTGCCATGATGGCGTTACTGGTTTTTTTAAAGCAGTAACAGACAAACCATATATAATGGACAAAAGTAGAGGATGGGGCTATCATAGAGATTTCCTAGATTTCTTCTACCCAGATCCAAAAATTGTATGTATGATTCGAGATCCTAGAGCTATATTTTCTTCTATGGAAAAAAACTTTAGAAAAAACCCCGAACAAGACAAAGGTATAGTTAACCATGCAGAAATGGCAGGTGTAACCACCGAACAACGCATTGATATGTGGGCAGCAGGTGTCCCTGTGGGAATGGCACTACAGCGTTTATATCAAATAGTAAAAGAAGGAAATGACCAAAAAATGCTATTTGTGAAATATGAAGACCTAATGAAAAACCCACAAGGTGAAATGGATCGAATCTACAAATATTTAGACATTCCTTCATACACCCATGACTTTGATAACATCCAACAAATTACCCAAGAAGATGATGAAGTATATGGCGCATATGGAGACCATACAATTAAACCAAAACTAACCCCAGTAAAACCAGATTGGAACGAAGTACTAGGAAAAAGTGCAGCTGCATGGATTCGTAGTAATTATACATGGTTCTACGAATATTTCGGATACGCTTAATATTTATAAACAAAAGACAATATGACAATAGGATGGACAATTTCAAGTATGAAACGCTTAACCGATGATGGTTTAGTAGTACAAGCAACTTATATCTTTCAAGCACAGGAAGGTAGTTTTATCAATAGAAAAGTAGGCGATATGACATTTTCTGGAAGTGTAGATGAGCCTGGCTATATCCCTTACGAGGATCTTACTCAAGATGATGTATTGAATTGGGTATTTACTAGATTAGGTGATGGAAAAGTAGCTATTGAAGCAGATGTTACTTTAGCTACTGAAACACAATATTCGGCATCAATTGCTAACCCATACTCAAACGGAGTTCCTTGGAACAATTAATACAAAATTTAAATAGTTATGATTTATTGGTTTACCGGACAGCCTGGAGCAGGTAAAACTGTTTTAGCAACTGCTTTAAAACAAGAAATGGACAACACTTTCCATATTGATGGAGATGATTTACGTGCCATTTTCGATAACAAAGATTATAGTGAAACTGGTAGAAGAAAAAATATTGAGCTAGCGCAACAACTAGCTCATTTTCTTTACAATAAAGGAAACAACGTAGTTGTATCCCTTGTTTCACCATACAAAGATCAACGTGAAGAATTTAAAACAAAACTTGGAGACTCATTAAAAGAGTTTTATGTTCATACTACTGAAATACGAGGACGAGAAAATTTCCATGTTGAAAACTATCAACAACCAACAGAAAATTATCTTGATATAGATACTACAAATATTTCCGTTGAAGAATGTTTAAACAAAATTAAAAGTTATGCAAAATTGGACCAAGAAAGTACACGTACAATCATCCCTACAATCTAAACCAAACCAATACGCTTTATTTATTGGTCGTTGGCAACCATTACATGATGGGCATAAAGCTCTATTCCAACAAGCTTTAGATGAAGGAAAAAATGTTTGGATTGCAATCCGAGATGTTGAAACAACTGAATCAAACCCATTTGATGCTCAAGAAGTACTTAAAAATATTGGAAATGAATATAAAGAACTATGTGGCCAAGGCAGAATTAAAGTCAGCATCATCCCTGACATATGTTCAGTGGAGTTTGGTAGAGGAGTGGGCTATGATATTATTGAGCATATTCCTCCTGTAGAGGTAGCTGAAATATCTGCTACAAAAGTAAGAGAGCAAATGCGTAAAGAAGGTAAATTATGAAAGAAGATAAAAAATCGGCAATGACACGCCACATCTTAAAAACGCTTTCATACCGTATTTTAGGTACGTTAACAACAGTGTTTGTTGCTTATTCTTTAGGTGCATCACTTGAATTGTCTTCATTACTTGGTGTAGGAGAATTATTAATTAAACCTACATTGTATTTTTTCCATGAACGTATTTGGTACAAGTACATTCGAATAGGAAATAAAAAATAACATATTTATAAACAAATTTAAATTATGTCAATTGTTTCAGAAAAAAAGTTCTTAACAGAAGAAGAACAAGCAACCCTCAAAGAAATCCAACAAAAATCCCGTGCTCTAATTGGTGAGTTAGGTGAAATTGAACTAGTTAAACTTCAACTAGAAAAACGCCACGAAAGTGCTAAAACATTTTTAGAAGAATTGGGCGAACAAGAAAAAGAATTCACCAAAAATGTATTTGATATCTATGGTAAATGTACTATCGACCCAGAAACAGGCGAAATTACAGCTGCAGAGTAATCTAGTTGTAAATACACCATATTTATAATAAAATAATTTATAATGGCAGAAACAATTGTCTCACCTGGTGTATTAGCAATAGAGAACGATCAATCATTTGTAACTCAACAACCTGTACAAGCAGGTGCTGCTATCATTGGACCAACCGTTAAAGGTAAAGTAGGAATCCCTACTCTAGTAACTACATATAGTGATTATTTAAATAAGTTTGGTGCTACTTTCCTTAGTGGAAGTAACACCTATACTTTTTTAACTTCAATTGCAGCATATAATTATTTTGCTGGTGGTGGAAATACATTATTAGTTACCCGTGTAGTAAGTGGTAGTACATCAACCGCTTGGACCCCTGCAACATCTTCATTTATTTCTGCTTCCGCCCATTCAGTTGGTTCACCTTATAATACTAATGTTTTTGTACTAGAAACAATATCTGAAGGTATTATTATGAATAGTGCCGGACCTACTGGTTCAAATGGTACATTATTGAGTGGATCAAATGAAAACTATAGATGGCAAATTGTATCCCCAGATACAAATAATGGAACGTTTTCACTTGTTATTCGTCAAGGAAATGATTCAAATATTCAACAATCTACTTTAGAAACTTGGGGTCCACTTTCATTGGACCCATTTGCTTCAAATTATATTGAAAAAGTAATTGGAAACCAGGTTGAAACTATTCAAGTAGACAATGGTGAATATTATATTCAAATGTCTGGAAGTTATGCAAACCAATCTGCTTACGTTCGTGTTAAACAAGTAAATCAAACTACTCCAAATTATTTTGATAATGTAGGAAATCCAAAAAATGAATATACTGGATCTATTCCTACTACACAAAGTGGAGTATTTGGTGATGCTAAAGGAAATATTATCCCTACAGGTGTTGCTGCAGCGTATTATGAAAAAATTTCAAATACAAACATTCAAGGTTTAACTGCAAATGATTATACTGAATCTATTTCTTTATTAGCAAATAAAGATGCATTTAAATATAATTTGTTAATTGCTCCTGGTTTAATTGCTGACCCAACTCAATTCCCTTTACATAACAGTGTAGTAAACCAAATGATTACTACTGTTCAAGAAAGAGGAGATTCAATGGTAGTAACCGATGTAGTCGGATATGGATCAAACATTAACCCAGTAGTTTCTAGTGCCCAAACTAAAGATACTTCATATGCCGCAGTATATTGGCCTTGGTTATACACAGTAGACCCAAATACATCTAATCAAGTGTGGGTACCTACAACAACATTAATCCCAAGAGTATATGCTCAAAATGATGCTATTGCTTATCCTTGGTTTGCACCTGCTGGTATTAATCGTGGGGTAATGACATCTGTTATTAAAACAGAACGTATATTAACTCAAGGAAATAGAGATTTACTTTACAAAAATAATATAAATCCAATTGCAAATATTGCTACCGCTAATGGATCTGCAATAACAGTATTTGGACAAAAAACTCTACAGAAAAAATCAAGTGCTTTAGATCGTGTAAATGTACGTCGTTTATTAATTGAACTTAAAAACTATATTTCTCAAGTAGCCGATACGTTTGTATTTGAACAAAACAATGCAATAACTAGAAGTAATTTATTATCATTAATTAATCCGTATTTATCACAAGTTCAACAACAACAAGGATTAACAGCATTTCAAGTAGTAATAAACGAAACTAATAATCCACCTAGTGTTGTAGATCAAAATCAAATAATTGGTCAAATTTATTTACAACCTACTAGAACAGCTGAATATATCATACTTGATTTCAATATATTACCTACTGGTGCAACGTTTCCTGCTTAATAGCATATTTTAAGGAAACTTTAGATATTTATAATAAAAAAATACGATGGCAAATTTCACAACTTCTCCTGGAGTAGCAATTAGCGAAATAGACAACACATTCTTAACTGGACAACCAGTTCAAGCAGGTGCTGCTATTATAGGCCCAACAGTTAAAGGTCCTGTTGAAAAACCAACACTTGTAACAACCTATTCAGACTTTGTAACATTGTTTGGAGATACATTCATTAGTGGTGGTAATTCTTATTCATACCTTACTTCAATTGCTGCTTACAATTATTTTAATTATGGAGGAACTTCATTATTAGTTGCTCGTGTAGCAAGTGGTTCTTATACATCTGCAGTTAGTACTACAATTCTTAACTCTATTCACCCAACATCAGCTTCATTTGTTTTAGAAACTATTTCTGAAGGAGAAATTATGAATAATTCAGGATCCATGTCTTCAGGATCCCTACTTTCAGGATCAGCTGATAATATTCGTTGGGAAATTACAAATGCAAATACTGGATCAGGTACATTCAATGTATTAATTCGTCGTGGTAATGATATTCCTACTAATAAAGTAGTATTAGAAGCATGGAATAACTTAACATTAGATCCAAATTCAAGTCGTTACATTGCTGCTGTAATTGGTGATCAAGAATTAAATTATAATAGTGCTACTCAACAAATGGAAGTATCTGGATCTTATCCAAACAGCTCACGTTATGTCCGTGTAAAATCTGTTAATTATCCAACTCCAAATTACTTCACTTCCACAGGAACCCCAGTAACTGCATATACTGCTTCAATCCCATTAAATGGAAGTGGCTCAGCGGGTGGTGCATTTACTAATGCTTCAGGAACTGTAAGTAATAATATTAAGTTATATGACCGAATTGATTCATCTACACAAGGATTAAGTGGTAGTGACTATAATAACATGATTACACTTTTTGGTAATCCTGAAGCATTCCAATTTAATGTATTATTTACTCCTGGTTTGTTAAATAGCGAACACACTGCACAAGTTACAAATATTATCTCAAATACAATTTCAAGAGGAGATAATTTATATGTAATGGATTTAACAACATATAATAGTCCTATTGCATCAGCAATTCAACAAGCAAACACACGTGATACTTCATATGCCACAACATATTGGCCTTGGGTTCGTATTATCGACCCAGCAACAGGAAAACATGTTTGGGTGCCTGCTTCAACAGTAATCCCAGGTGTATATGCGTTTAACGATAAAGTATCAGCTCCATGGTTTGCTCCAGCAGGTATAAACCGCGGTGGATTAAGCACAGTTCTCCAAGCTGAACTGAAATTGACACAAGGTAATCGTGACACGTTATACAGCAATAATATTAACCCTATTGCAACACTACCTCAACAAGGAGTTGTAGTATATGGTCAGAAAACATTACAAAAAGCTCAATCTGCTCTTGATCGTGTAAACGTACGTCGTTTAATGATTGAATTGAAATCATATATTCGTCAAATTGCAGATACGATCGTGTTTGAACAAAATACAATTACTACAAGAATAGCATTTACTTCAAGAGTTACTCCATATTTGGAATCAATTCAACAAAAACAAGGTTTATACGCATTTAAAGTAGTAATGGATGATACAAATAACGGACCAGCAGTAATTGATCAAAACCAATTAGTAGGTCAAATTTATATCCAACCAACACGTACAGCTGAATTTATCTCACTAGACTTTATCTTAATGCCTACAGGAGCTGAATTCCCAGGGTAAAAACTAAAAAATTAGATATTTATAATAAAAGAATTAAATAATATAAAATGGCAATTTTAGATCAGAATCAAATATTTTTTACCCCGTTTGAGCCAAAACAAAGTAACCGCTTTGTAGCTACAATCGATGGTGTTCCTGCCTATTTAGTTAAAGGTGTAAGTGCAGTCAACTTGACTCAAACAGCAGTTGCCCTTAACCATATCAACATCCAACGATATGTAAAAGGAAAAACCGTTTGGGGTACAATTTCATTTACATTGTATGAAGCAATTACTCCAAGTGGTGCTCAAGCAGTAATGGAATGGGTACGTTTAGGACACGAATCAGTAACAGGTAGAGATGGTTATTCTGATTTCTATAAGAAAGATATTACGTTCAACGTAATCGGACCTGTAGGTGATATCGTTTCTGAATGGATTATTAAAGGAGCCGTTATTACAAGTGTTAACTTTGGTGATTATAGCTACGATGATGATGGAACACCAGTAAACATTTCAGTTGAAGTACAACCAGATTACTGCGTATTGAACTATTAATATTAGGTTAAACAACAAATACAATGAAAGCTCCAAAGAAATTTGGGGCTTTTGTTTTCTTTTACTATATTTATAACCATATGAAGCTAGACAACTTACGTACTTTAGTTAAAGAGGAGCTTAGTAAGCGACTAAACGAGGAATACCAAGACAAATTTAAAATGGTAGGTATGCTTATTACCAACATTAAAAAGCGCCCTCAAAAAGAAATATTTTCTGATATTCGCTCAATCCCTGGTGTTACAGTAGCATCTGTAAAAGAACCTATGGAATACAGTGAACAAAATACAGAAAAATTTCAATCGATCATGACTGTAAAAGTTGATGGTCACCCATGGATTGCAACTAGTGGTTTTGATCGTTCAAAAATGGAAGACATACGTAAAGCAATATTGAAAGTAGAAGGAGTATTATCATTTAATGTAAATTCCGATAATATTTCTGCCCTTTAATATATTTATATAAGACAATAAGTTATAACAAATAAAAATTATGGAAGAATTTAAAGTACCAACTGAAAAAATCGAATTACCTTCAAAAGGTTTAGTTTATCCCACTGAAAGTCCACTTGCTCAAGGTTATGTTGAAATGAAATACATGACTGCAAAAGAAGAGGATATTCTACTTAACGCAAACTATATCAAAAACGGTACTGCAATTGATAAACTATTAAAAGCACTAATTGTAACTCCAATTAATTATGATGATCTAATTGTTGGAGATAAAAACGCAATTATGGTTGCTTCTCGTATTTTAGGATATGGCCCAGAATATTCATTTGACTATGAAGGTGAAAGTTACACAATTGATTTATCTCAATTAGATAGTAAACCATTAGATGAATCTTTGTTTACAAAAGGGGTAAATGAATTTGCTTATACATTCCCATTCTCTAAAACAGAAATCACTTTCAAATTACTTCAACATAAAGACGAAAATAATATCACTCGTGAATTAGATGGTCTTAAAAAGATTAATAAAGAAAATTCACCCGAATTATCTACTCGTTTAAAATATATGATTACATCAGTAGATGGAAATCGAGAATCTAAAGTAATTCGAGAGTTTGTTGATAAACACTTACTAGCTCGAGATGCTAAATCATTAAGATCTCATATTAAAAAATTTCAACCAGATGTAGATCTAACTTTTTTTCCCTCCGGAGATTCGGATAGAGTCAGTATTCCAATTGGGATTAAGTTTTTTTGGCCTGACGTCGATTGATCAAGCTAATAAGGCCAAAGTAGCCATCTATAAACAGATACATCAAATTTGCTTTTTTGGAAAAGGAGGATACAGCTGGCCTATTGTCTATAATATGCCAGTTTATCTTCGTCGTTTTATTTTTGATGAAATGAAACAATTCTATGATGAAGAAAAAGCGGCAAACGAGAAAGCATCAAAACGATCTCGAACAGGAAAAAATACATCTGAAACTCAAACATTTGATATGGGGGCAACTCCAAAAGGTAAAGTACCTGTTAAATATCAATAAAAGCTTGCACTTTTAATATTTATAACAAAATATTTGATACATGGCTGCTAACGATGATGCTAAAGAACTTAAGGGAATTTTAGGCGAGGTAAAAGCCGCCATGAAAGAAGCCGAAAATGACATCAAAAGAATGGGTGATGGCTTTAAATCTACTAAAGATTCTTTAGCTAGTCTAGTCGACTTAGCATCTGAATTTAGTTCCCACCAAAATAAAACCAACCAACTATCTTCAGACCAACTAAAAAATCTTTCTGAAAAACTTAAAATAGAAAAGGAAAATCTTAAATTATCCCAAGAAAGTTTACTTAAACAGATTCAAAGAAACCAACAACAAAAATCTGCTACTGATCAAGAAATTGCTCGATTAAATCTCCTAAGTAAAACTTATGGAACTGATCAAAAACGTCAAAAGCAAATTGAAAAATTAATAACCTCTAATAAAACCCTTAACCAACAACTCTCAGACCAAGTTACAGCATACGAACAAGCGGATGATGTTTTAAGTGATATAGATGGTAGTATAGGAAATTTAGAAAGAGGTCTTGATAAAGCTGCTAAAAAAGCTAAGGGTCTTGAAATGTTAAATAAGGTAGGGGGATCTTTAGATAAGATAAACTCTCCTTTAGAAGGAATGTTTAACCCACTTCAACTAATAAATAAAGCTATTGGGTTTATTGTAGGTAGTGTTACTGAATTTGATGCAAGATTAGGTGATACTGCTAAAAGTATGAATTTAACATACGGAGAAGCAGAACGATCTAACAAAGCTATGGCCGCTTTTGCTAAATCCTCCAAAAGCGCTTATGATAACTCAGAAGATTTAAATAAAACAGTAGTAGAGTTAAATAAAAACTTAGGAACTTCTATAAAATTTGAACAATTAACTGGTGCTCTTAAAGAGGATGTAGCATTAATGTCTCAATTAGAGAATATTGCTGGGTTAACTGCTGAAGAATCTCAAGGAATACTTAATTATACTTTAGCTACAAACCAATCTGCTACAAAAGCAACTAAAGATTTGATGGCCAACTATAAAGTAGCAGGTCTTAAACGAGGAGTTGTATTAAATGAAAAAGATGCTTTAAAAGAAGTATCTAAATTATCAAATGCTATTAAATTATCTACAGCTGGTGGAGCTGCAGGATTAGCTAAATCTGTTGCGGCTGCTAAAGCACTAGGATCTGATTTAAGTAAAGTAGATGATATAGCAGGAAGTATTCTTAACTTTGAAGAATCTATTGAATCTGAATTAAGTGCAGAATTATTAACAGGTAAACAATTAAATTTAGAAAAAGCTCGTGAAGCTGCTTTAAATAACGACCTAGCAACATTATCAGATGAGATAAAGAAAAATGTTGGTAGTACTGCTGAATTCCAAGAAATGAATAGAATCCAACAAGATGCAATTGCAAAATCTGTTGGAATGACTCGTGAAGAATTAGCAACTACTTTAACTAACCAAGAAGCATTAAAAAATATTAGTGCTTCCTCTATTGAAGATGCTCAAGAAAAATATAATTTAGCAAAAGCTGAAGGGAAAGAAGCAGAATTTTTAGCTGAATTAGGTGATGAATCCCTAGCCAAACAATTCCAGCAAACTAGCATGCAAGAAGAAGCTGCTAATGCCCAAAAACAAGCTAATGATTCTATTATATTAGCTATAGGTTCGATGGAAAAATATAAAGAAGAACTAAAAGCAGTCCTTAAGTTTGCTACAAATTTAGCTGATAATTTTGGATTAATAAAAGGAATTTTAGTAGCTATGGGAGCTATCATGGCTCTTAAATTAGTTAAAGGAATCATGGACTTCACCTCAGGTGCTGGTAAAGCTATATCTGTTGCTAAAGCATTATTTGCCGTAGAAAAGAAAGAAGCTTATACAGATGTTATTGGTGGTTCATATAAAATGGCTGCTGGCTTAGGACCCTTAGGTATTGCTGCCGTAGGAGGATTACTCGGTGCGGGTTTAACAGCATTAGCCATGTATACTATGAATGACGGTATAATTTCACCCTCTTCAGGTGGTAGCGGATATGGTGATAGAATGTTATTTGGGCCTGAAGGTGCAGTTTCATTTAATAATAAAGATACTATTGTAGCAGGAACTGATTTATTTAAAGCAAACGATATGGTATCTGCTCCTAAAGGTGCAGTTCAAGTAGGAGGTGGAAATTCATCTAGAGAAATAGCTGACTTAAAAGGAGCAATAATGGCTTTAGCAGCTCGTCCTGTAAATGTTTCAATTGATGGTAAAAAAGTAATTGAAGCTACAACAGGTGCTCAACCAAATACCCAAGGAGTTGAATCTGCTAAAAACAGTTTCAAAATGCAATAATATTTAATATTTATAAACAAAATAATTATGGGACTTTTAACTAAATTACAACAACAAGGATCAGCATACTCAGAATATGATGGTACTAACCCACCAACTAACCCACTAGCAACTAATCAATCTCAGTTACATGCTGGTGCAGGAGGAACTGCAGGATATTCTTTAAATGGCTCTGCCCAAACCCAAGTAAATGCAAATTATAACGCTTATTTGGATGGAGTATCAAATGCATTACCTACTCCTTCACAATTAGATTTGAATGGTGTAAGTGCAACTCCTTATTTACAAAACCCACCACAATAATTAAATTATGGGTTTAAGGGATTTGTTACAACAACAAGGGTCAACTCTAGCTTATGGAGCTAACCCAACAAACCCATCTAATGGTGATAATATTTCTCCATTAAACCAAGAGACCTTATTACCTGGATTTTCTACAGAAGGATCAGGTTTAACAGAATATGATGGTACTACTCCCCAAATAAACCCATTAGCTACAAAGCTATCAACCCTTCATTATAACCCTAAAAGTAATTCTGAAGGTTGGTCTGTTACAGGAAAACTAGATCAAACGGGTATGCAAACCATCAAAAATTATTCCTTATACCAGGATGGAGTATTTAATCCAATACCACAACCATCTACATTAGATCTTAATGATCCTGAAGGAGCGGATCCAAATTATAAATTACAATATACTTCAATAGAAGGAAATAGATACGAAGATTCATCTTTTCAATAACATATGGGACTTGTTCAAATACTTACTGCTCCTGGGAGTTTTAAATTTTATGCGGAAAAAAGTTTCCCAAACCCAAATGCTGTATCTACACCTACTTCATTTGGACAAAAAAGAATTGGTTATGGAGACTCAAACCAACCCTATATTAAAATCCCACTCCCTGATTCAGGAGTAACATATGGTCAATTAAATAAATTAACTTCGAATCCAAATCCATATGATTTTTCTTTAATTCCTGGTTTTGATGCTCTTGCAAATGCAGCAGGTAATATACGATATAATCCTTCATCTTGGGGTCTTGATTTTTTAAATAGAGGAAATGCTTTTGGATTAACTAGAGCAGGAGATGATATTTTAAGATTAACAAAATTTTTTACAGATAATAGAAGTTCAACAGGAGAACTTTTTATAGCTAAACAAAATTTACTTTCACGAGTAGCTGTTAAAACTGAAGCATCTTACGGAGTGGCTTATGGTTTAGGAAATGTAAATGGGGGTATTTATACTCCTGCATCAACTATAGGTCAAGCTGCTTTAAGTGTAATTGAAGGTCATTTACTTAAACAAGGTATAGATCCTACAGGAACTGTTGAAGATTTAAGTATTAGGACATACCAACAAGCTATATTTGCTAATCAACTTAAAGACAATACTGATAAAAATAATCGCTTAATTAAATTAAGTAAATTATCATACATAACTGTTGCTGAAACTGATACATTAAATGTTGGTTCAACGTATAAAATAACTCAAGATACAGGTTATTTTATGTCTTATGGTGGTGGTCCTGATTCATTTTTAGGAGTAGGAAATACTAAAATAAAATATGCTACAGATAATACAGGCCAAAACCCCTTACTTACACTCTCTAATAAAAAAGACTATTCAGATGCATCTGGAATTAGTACATATACCCCAACCCCATTAACTTGGGATAGAAAAGATTTTGCTCTTTCTTCTTCATATGATAAATATAATTCTACAACTCCAACAATAGGTGAAGATTTTAGAAAATCTCTTGTAGAAGAAGCAAGTTTAGGTCAACAGATATTTTTAAGTAAGTCTCCTAGCTATGTTTTAGGAAGTTCTAACACAGGTAATATTGAAAAAAGAACTAATTTTAGAGGAGCAGGTGCTAGAGGAAATAGAAAAAATTATAAAGACGGTAAAAAAGATATTACTGCCGGAAGAGTATTAGGCCCAACAGATTTAATCAATGCTGTTCCTATATACCAAGGTACTAATTCTACTAATAATGAAATTGTAAAAGACCTCGTTGATTTTCGTATAGGAATTTATGATAATGATACTATTGGTAATTCAGATATATCACTCAATTGGCTTCACTTTAGAGTATTTTTAGATGAGTTTTCTGATTCATATGGTGCTGATTGGAAACCACTAAATTATATGGGTAGAGCAGAAAGTTTTTATAAGTATGAATCATTTAAAAGAGATGTATCTATTGGATTTACTGTAGCTGCTCAATCAAAACAAGAACTTTTACCAATATATAAAAAGCTTAACTATTTAGCATCCTCAATGGCTCCTAGTTACTCTCCAAATGGGTTTATTCGTGGTAATTTATCTCGAATAACTCTAGGTAACTGGCTTTGGGAACAACCAGGATTTATTTCTTCAGTAGATTTATCTATTCCTGATGAATCTCCTTGGGAAATTAATCTTCCCCTTGATACCTCTACCCCAGATGAATTTGTTAAACAAGTTCCTCATATGATTCAAGTTAAAATTAAATTCACTCCAATTCATAGATTTAGACCTGAAATTACAAAACTTGGGAGTATACCAAATCCTGAAACATTTACTGAAGATAATATTATTTATCAAGATCCATCATATGGACCACAAAGATATATTGCTCTCCAAGATCAAAATACTAATGGATATGACACCAAACCATTATCCCCAAATCAACAAACAACCCCAGGAACATCTTTAACTGATGAACAAACAAATCAACTTGCTTATGGACCTGTAACTCAACAAGAAGCATCTAGTTTTACATCCCCATTAGATCAAGGAATATTTTCTTCACCAGTTTCAACAACTCCTCCTTCAGCACCTTCAAATCCAAATTTGGCTTTAGGAAATCAAGGAAGTATATTTACACCATAATAATATGAATAGATATAGCGTAGCACAAATAGTTAAAACTGCAGAAAATACAAATAGAAGGTATACTAATATAAAATACCCTCTAATACAACCCTCTTCTTCAGATATTTACCTATATACAGGTCAAGGAGATAGATATGATACTTTAGCATTGACTTATTATAGTGATACTACATTATGGTGGGTAATTAGTAGAGCAAATCCATCCCAACCCAATGATACTTTATATCCAAACGTTGGAGCCCAAATTAGAATTCCTGCACCAGCAAGAATTCCAACTATAATATCAAATTTTCAAAATTTGAATAACATATCAATTTAAAAAGTTATGGCACTAGTAGGAGAACAAATTCCAGGTTATGTTCAAAAACAAATAGAGGTTAGACAAAAAGCTCATGGTAGTGGAACTTCTTCTGATTTGTTAAGAACAGACGAAACTTTAATTTATACTAATTCTCGAAATGCTTTTATTAAAATGGCTTCGGGGGTTTCTGTTTCTGAAGCTAAATTAAAAGAAATAGGATATAGTGGGGCAGATTTAGACATTTTAAAAGGAATGGGTCTTGCAAAAAACCATGTTTTATTTGGAGGGATCTCTTATATGTCCCAAATTGCAAATTCATCAGGAGGAACAGATGGCGTTTTATTCCAAAAATCTGATTTTATAGGAATTAATGGAGCGTATACTGCAGACCCTGATTTTGGAATAGTACCAATGCCTGGTGTAGAAAGTTTAGAAGTAAAATCTTTAAACCGTGGTTCATTAAAAAAAGCTACAGTTAAACTTACTGCCCAAACTAGAAACCAACTTGCCGTTCTAGACTTATTATATATGCGTTTAGGATATACGGTTTTAATTGAATGGGGTAATTCTATTTATCTTGATAAAAATGGTAAGTTACAAAAAATGTATACTTCTATTATTGAAGATAATAAACTATGGTTTAATCCAACTTGGTCTTCAAAAAGATCATTTGCTGATATTACAGGACAAATATCTAAAGTTAGAGAATTATATGATGGAAATTTTGATGCTTTACTAGGTAAAGTTTCTAATTTCAACTGGTCTTTCAACTCAGATGGTTCATATAGTATAGAATTAACTATTATTAGTTTAGGAGATATAGTTGAATCTTTAAAAGTTAATGTACCTGCTGCCTATAATACAATGAAATTTGTTAATGATAATGGTACAGCATGGTTAACAGAAGATGATACTTTAGATCAACATAGAAAAGATAATATTGTTTTATCTTTACTTCATACTCTTAGAGTATTAAACCAAAACCCCACCGGAACTAAAATAACAATTTCTACAAAAGATACATCTGGAGTAGATCAACCAATAGCATATCCTGGAAGATTATTAACTATAGGAGGTAATGTAATTACTACTTCTGACCATCAATTGACTTTAACATATACTGTTGGTTGGAAAAATGATGAAACTGGCCAATTTATTAGTCCTGATGACTTAAAAGAAGGATATTATGGTCTTTTTGGTGTAGCAGCAAGACAATTAACATTTGATGAAGCTAAAAAATTAGCCTCTACAAATACAGAAGCTAATGGAGACCCAGAATACTATAAAGGATATGGATATGATGTACAAGAAATTGGAGGAGGTATAGAAAGAGCTAGATTAGTTTTTAAATCTAAGAGAACAGCAAATATTTTTACAGAAACCAAAACATTCAGTGACATCGAATGGAAAGATTATATTGATTCAGGTGACCAAAGTAAAAATTATAAAGATTTATCCAAATCAGAAAACCCAGTATCTAAATTTAGATATGAATTTTTTACAAAATATAGTGATTTTGATTTTGATAAAACTAAAGAAAATTTTTTATCTATTGCCCTTTTTTCTGATACTACTCAAGAGGTTTTAAGAACTACTCCAAAAGAAAAAAAATTATCTTTAATAGAAGTAGATACTAGACCAATCCAAAATAAAATATCAATTTCATTTGCTCAAGTTCCTAATAGATCGACTCAATCTATAAATGCACAAAACATTAGCAACCCTTTAAAAGGAACAGGATATGAAGATGATGATGCATTTGTATTAAATTTAGATAAACCTCAATATTATATTAGATTTGGATATTTACTTGATCTACTTAAGAAAAAAGTTGTAACTCGTATAAACACGGGAAAGAAAAATTACGACGAAAATCCAAATATATTTAACATAGATACTGACGAGAATAATAGTTTAATGTTGTGTTTACCTCAACAAATTTCGTTTGATTGGAGAACATGTATAGTAAGACGTAATCAATTTGATAGGCCTAATTCTTGGCAACAAAAAATATTTCCTCAATTAAGACAATGGTATAGACCTGATACTAACACTGCTTTTGCTTTAAATGTTTATTTAAATTTTAACTTTATAGCAGAAAGTATGACCTCAAATTCAGATGATAGAGGAAATATTTCTGTTTATGATTTTATTAAATCCATGTGTGATGGGATAAATAAAGCAATGGGTGGTATAAACAACCTTGAACCTGTAATTGATGAAGATACTAATACTTTACGTATTTTTGAATCTTCCCCTATCCCTAAAGAACCAGTAAACCCAGGATATAAACTTCAATTATATGGATATGGTAATGGTGTTACTAGTCCTAAAAATTCTTCAACATTTGTTAGAAAAGTTGATTTAAAAACAGCCATCACCCCAGAATACGCCACAATGATTACAGTTGGAGCAACAGCTAATGGATATGTTAAAGGAACTGAAGCAACAGCATTTGCTAGATGGAATAGTGGTTTAACCGATAGATTCAAAAGTGAATTATTAGCAGCTGATTCTGAGACTAAACTCAAAGGAGATGATGATAGAGATGATACTGCCGCTAATTTCCAAGCAGCAATGAATTGGACAGCAAGATGTTTTGGAATTGAAGGAGCAGGTAAAATATGGGAATGTTTCCCTCAATAAATAAGTTAATATATGCCACACTTTGTAGATTCACGTATTAATGAAAATGTAGAAGTAGCAACTGAATATTTTAAAGCATTGGTTTCTTCTAACTTTAAAGATGCTGAAAATAGACAAAAACAATCTGCAGGTTCGATAGGTTTTATTCCATATAATATATCATTCACTATGGATGGTATAGGAGGAATTAAAATTTATAACGAACTTTCTTTAGATACTAGTTTTCTCCCTGCAGGATATACTAAAACAACTGATTTTATAGTAACTGGAGTAGATCATAAAATCCAAAATGGTGATTGGGAGACTAATATAAATTTAACTCTTATTCCTAGAACTAGTCCAATAAATAATACTATTACTAGTAGTTTATCTTTTGCTAATCAAACTGAAGAAACTCGACCAGATACTGCTCCTACAAATAATAATACTGTATCTTCTCCTGCATCTACCACTGGAGATGCTGTAACCGGGGGTGATGCTGATTTTTGGTCTTTATTAACTATATGTCTTTTTGAAGATGGAGATGCACAAGCAAGAGCAGACATAGCCCAATCTATATATAATAGGGTAGGATCAAAAGCTTATAGTAAATCATCAATAGCAGGAGTTATAAAAAGTGATGGCCAATACGAACCAGCATTCGCTACTGGTACTTCAAAAGTAGCTACAGTTTGGAAAAATATTCAAGATAAAGCAACTGCTATTGCAGCAGTAAGAGCTACAAAACCTGGTACATATACAGACGATGCTAAAGCTTTAGCTGCCCTTAAAAGTGTTTATGAAGCCCTAAAAGACTCAGCTAAACAAGAGGCATCTAAAACATTTATTCAAGGAAGAACTGATTTTTTAAGTATTAGCCAAGGTTCAGTTGCTCAAAGAAATTCTAAAGTAAAAGCAGGATCATATGATCCAACTGGTAAACGTGGAACGTTTTTAATGAGAAACAATGGAACCCCTAATAACGTATTTGGATGGGCATATAACTATATTAAAAATGCCACCGCACAACCCCCAGGCTCAGAATTTTGGGATAAGTATAAAGATCAATTCTAACTATGCCCCATTTTGTAGATTCACGTATAAATGAAAATGTAGAAGTAGCAACAGAATACTTCAAGGCATTAGTCTCCCAAAAAGATGGAGATAAAGCTTCTGCTGGTTCAATAGGTTTTATTCCTTTTAATATGTCTTTTACAATGGATGGTATAGGAGGAATTAAAATTTATAATGAATTATCTGTTGATACTAGTTTTCTTCCTCCGGGTTATACAAAAACAACGGATTTTATAGTAACAGGGATAGATCATAAAATTCAAAATGGTGATTGGGAAACTAGTATTACTACTACTTTAATTCCAAGAACAAGTCCTATAAATAATACTATTACTAGCAGTTTATCATTTACTTCTCAAACAGAAGAAACTCAAGTTGATGCACCACCGTCTTCTTCACCAAGTTTACCTCCATCACCACCACCTAATGTACAAGGAGCTTGGAGAGTATGGAATAAAGGAGAATTTATTGGTTCTGCATATAGATTAAATGCCCACCATAGTGAACGTGTAACTGAAGTAGATAGTGTAAACACTAGAAGTGGAGGTTGGACTAAATCTAAGAGTGGAAAATACATTTATGATGTTTCCTTATTTAGAAAAGAAAATGGAATTGAACAAAGTAGACCATTTGTCCCATCCCCGGCAAATGGAACCGTAACAAGAACTGCTCCTGATAGTAGTGGAAACTCATTCTTAACTATTAAAGGAGATGACGGACTAGAATATGATTTACTTCATATGGATACTTACCAAGTAAAAGTAGGTGATAGAGTAACTAAAGGACAATTAGTAGCAAGACAAAGTAATGTTAGCCCTCCAGCATTTGCAAATCACCTTCACATACAAATGCCAACAAAACAAGCATTAATAGATTATATTTATAATTTAGTAAATAATAGTTTTTAATAGTTATAATCATGGCATATTACCCAAAATCCCAAGTCAAAACTAATTTATACACTAATGGTGATGAATATGTTCTTAGTACTACAAAACAAGAATATACAGGATATTACTATAAAACTTCAAGTGGAGCTAAATATACGGGAAAAAATCCTGATATTAAACCCTCTATATTACTTCAACCTATAGAACCTGGTTTAGATGCTGTTGAAGAAGAATTTTCAGATGCTTCTTTTCAATCGGTTGCTTTACGCCAAAAACTTTCTACTACTATTGAAATTGAATCAATCACCCCCTCAGCAACAAATTATGTTTCTGAAAATGATAGAAAACGAAGTATTCCTCAATTTAGTGTAACTTTACCAACAGCAGAAGATAAAAAACGTGGTTATTTTATGCGATATTTTTGTAAGAAAAATAACGAATTAATATACTACGAAACTTCTCAAGCTGATTATGATAAAACAAAAAATCAAGACCCTACAATGGCATATGATTTATATTCTGTTTTAGCATTGCAGTGGTCTTTAATAGGTGATCCTTCTCAAGTAGCTGGTTTTAATGCATCTAGTGTAAATAGAGCTGCTTCTATTAATGGTTGGACTGGATTTCCTCAATATTTTAAAGGAAATTACACTCAATACTTGGGTTTCTAAAAAATAATTAGTATCTTTACAGCATGTATTGGCTGATAGAAGATCCTAACCACATTGAATTACTCGCAAACCTAAAACACCAAGATGTTTATGTTGAAGTAATCCCCACTTCCCACAACTTACACCCAGTTGAAAACGACATATGTGCTGTTTACCTTAGACCAAAAAGGGATACAAAAGGATACATCATTCCAATCAACCATAGTGAGACAATAAACTCTACAATAGAACAAGTAGAAAGTGTTTTAAACAGTATAGAAAGAATTTACGTAAGGGATAGAAAAGAGTTTTTACATTATTTTCCTATTAAGCACTGTTACCAACCATCACCCTCCCCACATACGTATATACCTCAATTAACAACGGCTCACACACAATTATACAGCAGGTATTCGCAAGTACCTAACTTAAACACTATTGTACCGATCGTAAAACACTATGAGATATGTGAACAAAATCATTCTAAGTTTAACGACATGAGAATGAATTCGTTCTACCAAAAGGCAGACTTGGTGTTCAATCAACTCGAACGAGCGGGCATTAAAGTGGACCCAATATTATTCGAGGAGTACTTCGATAAACAACCAAACGAGTTTATCTACACGCAATATAACCTAAACACATTAACAACAAGACCCTCAAATACCTTTGGAGGTATTAACTTTTCAGCACTAAATAAAGAAAATGGAGAACGAAAATGTTTTATCCCGCGTAATGATAAGTTTATTGAAATGGATATTTCTGCTTATCACCCTACCCTTTTGGCTCATCTACTTAATTTCAGTTTTGATAGCTCTGATATTCATGGGGAGTTTGCTAGGATGTATGATGTTGATTATGCCAAAGCGAAAGAGATTACGTTTAAACAAATCTATGGAGGAGTTTGGAAAGAGTATCAAAATTTGGAGTTTTTCAGACGAGTTATAGCTTATACAGATAGATTATGGGATGAATTCCAATATGGAGGAAAAATTATATGTCCACTTTCGGGTCATGAGTTTGTAAGAGTAGAGATGGATGAAATGAATCCACAAAAGCTTTTAAATTATGTACTCCAAAACTTGGAGACAGCAAATAATGTTAATATATTATATGATATATTTAGAGTATTACGCGGGAAAAATACTAAACTCGTGTTATATGTGTACGATTCATTTTTATTTGATTATGATAAAGATGAACCTGACGTAATGCTTCAAATATTGGGAATATTTAATAAATATCAATTACAAGTTAAAACAAAAGATGGTAAAAATTACCATGAAATTCAATAAAAGTTATGTATAGTACTTTGGACCACCCTCGACATATGTATGATCAATACGACTATGATTTTACATTTGAAAACTTATTGATGAACAATAGACTGTTTTGTACTTTTACCGCAATCGAAGATTTAGAGGCGTTGATTAATGAGTTATCAAGTCGTTATGTTATAATGTACGATAAAATGTTTGTGTTGCATGTTAAAAGCAACAACGAATATGTTATTACATATAATGTAGATCAAGGTAACGTAAACGATATCCCCGATAATACTATTCTAGTACATAGAAAAAAAGAATCAAACACACTATATACCATTAATGCTCTAAATGAGTTAATTAAAAAACTAAATGGTGGTGTAGTTGATACAAATTATACAGTAAACTGGCAACACTACAGAAACTGTATCCTACTTACCCAGCATAACGAAATCAAACAATTGAATACAAAGATATTTAAGATAGTTGAAATATGAAAGAAAAATTAAGAATGCAATTTTTAGCTGGTGTGATTACTGAAAATGAATATAAAGCAAAACTAGATGAATCATCATCTGATAAGATATATCATTTTACATTTCCTGATGGTGAATATCAATATAATATAATACCCTCCCTTCCTTCAAATATTATAGGTTACAATATGGGAGGTGGAGGAATGCCAGAAGAAGAAGGATATGTTCATATTGATATTATGGATCCTGATGAATTTGGAGAAGAAGCAGTAGATTATGGTTTAAGTGATGAGTATAGTGAAGTATATTATATTAAACATGATTTAAATAATTATATTACTCTTCCAAAAGTTTCAAGTATTGTAACTTCTAAAATTACTCATTATATTTCTAATCAAGAAAATTTTACAAAAACTATAAATGATGCACTTTCCCCCGGAGGAAAAGTAATTTTTTATGCTGATATGATTGATTTTGAAATAGAAGATGAAGATATTTCTGGAAAAAATGATTTAAATTTTTTTAAATTAATGACTGAAAAATATGGATTTAAAATTTTAGATAGTACTGGAAAAGAAATTTCTCTAGATGAGTTACCTCAATATGAAGAAGAAAGAATTTATCTAAAAAAATAGTTTGGCTTACCCAATAAAGGTTATTATATTTAAGTTGTAAACAATAAAATAAGTTATATTTATGAATCTAGATGCAATCAAGAAGAAACTTGAGTCAATGCAAAAACAACCTTCATCAGGTGGTGGCTCAAACAACCAAACAAAGCGCTTTAAGCCGCAAGTTGGTAAACAAACGGTTCGTGTTGTTCCTTTCAAATACAACAAAGAATTTCCATTTACGGAAATGAAATTCTACTATGGTATTGGTAGTAAAAAGGTAATTGCCTCTCCTTTAAATTGGGGTGAGAAAGATCCAATTGCAGAATTTGCAAAACAACTTCGTGGTACAAATGACAAAGAAAACTGGCGTTTGGCTAAGAAATTAGATCCGAAAGTTCGTATCTTTGCTCCTGTAATTGTTCGTGGACAAGAATCTGAAGGTGTTCACTTGTGGGAATTTGGTAAAGAAATTTACGAGGCGTTCTTGCAAATGGCTGCTGATGAAGAAGTAGGCGATTTCACAGACATCATGACTGGTCGTGATATCAAATTGGTTACTGTAGGTCCTGAATCAACAGGTACTGTCTATAACAAGACAACAATTCAACCATCTATGAAAATGTCACCATTGTCTGAAGATGATAAAGAATTGGAATTGTGGTTAGATGATCAAGTTAATCCAAAAGAAATTTACAAACCACTTCCATTTGATGACATCAAAGCTGCACTTCAAGAATGGTTAAACCCTGAAGAAGAAAAAGAAGAAGAATTCCCATCAGATGGTTTATTAACTGTAGAGGAAAAACCTCAAACAAACTATAGCTTGTCTGCTAAACCAGCAGCTAAAAAATCAAAAGCAGAAGCATTTGATGATTTGTTTGAAGAGGATGATGATATGCCATTTTAATTTAGGTTAAAACATGGCTAAAAGAAAATCACTAACTGAGGCGGCCGACAAGGAATTGAAAACCGCCTTCAGTTTAGACAAATTTAAAGCAAATAAGGGTTTAGCGTCAAACGTTAAATTCAAGGAGCAAAAATGGATTCCATTTTCTCC